TTTGTCATACTTGACGAGAATAACATGGAGTTTGTGGCAATTCCGACGGGAAACTAACGACATCCCCACAAATGATGTTTAGCGCGCGTTTTGTGACCGGCTCACAGTCAGATATCAGCGCTCAGACGTACCACCTGCGTGCCATCAGCAAGCAACATAGCGCGCTTGGTTTGGGCGACTACGATACCGCCACCGCCGGCGGTCTTGACTGTTGTCGTGAAGGCGCCGGTATTGTTGCAATAAACAATGCCTTCCCAGTCGTTGGGCACGATTACAGCACGGTTGCCGGTGAGTACGCCGGTAATCGTAAGATACCTGCAAGCAGCTTGCGGCTGGGTCAAGATCACGTCAGCGTTCGTGACGGCGATGCTCGTGCGGCTGGTGATGTGCTCTGGCCGCACCCATGGGCGCGAATCAACAGGGTCGCCAGTGACTGACGCGGCGCCTGTCGTGACGACGTACAGAGGGATGGCGCCTGGCGTGAATCCGGTAGTGTTCTTCGACACGACGCCGGCCCGAGTGGCCTCGATATAGTTCGTCGCTGAGGCGCTCAGAACGAGTGCGGCGGCGTTGTTTGCGATGGTGGTAAGCACCCCGTCCACAAGCATGACACCGCCGTAGTAAAACCAGTTGAGGCCGCTACACATGGCCGAGCGCTTCGCGAACAGCATAGCGCCCCGGCTGGCCTCAAACAAAGCGTTTGCGGTGATCTCTTTGCCCGATTGGGCTTGGACGAGGAGGTCTAGGATCGATGCCATGGCGCTATCTCGTGATGGACTCGGTCAATGGGAATCCGCGGCCGACGACCGAGGACATCTGGTAAATCTTCAGGTGCAGTGTGGACTGGTTCGAGCCGAAGTCTGCGACCTGTTCAGCGCTGCTGTAAGCACAGGCTTGAGCGACGATTGACAGGGTGCGCTTGATGCTGGCGAAGGTGCCGTCAGTGTAAATATCGACCTGGTAGGCCTCGGTCGTTTCGCCTAGCTCAGCGTCGACGGCATCTCGCCATTCGCCGCCGATTCGGGTGCGCCTGACCCATGTCAGTGACCAGTCGCCGGTGGATGGATGTCGATTCCCGGTCAGGTAGATCGGCGATAGCGGCTTGAGCGAGACAGCCTGGTAGGAGAAAGCGCGCGAAGCGTCGGTGTTGATGTCTCGATAGACCGTGATGGCGCGGTAATCGCGGGGAATGCCGATGATCGCGGTAGTCATAGCGATCGGCACGAGGTCGGCGGCGTCGAGCAGAATGAGCGCGTCGCCGACGGCGTGCAGGCCCATGGCGGACTCTGTCCCGAGCTGGCCACGCAGGAGCCCGCTGAGCAAATACGCAGAGCCGGACTGAAGCACGCAGGTGCGGGCAGAAATGATCTCCCACCGGCCATTGGCGCCGTAGGCAAAGGCGTTACGACCGCCGAACATTTCCGGCTCACTAATGCTGAACAAATCCCCGTGCGTGAGGTCGATAGCCAGGACCGAGGCAGTATCGTAGAGCCGGCTGTCGACGACGCCGAGCGCGTTTGTGGCTGTGCCAATGGTGGCGCCTGGCGGGTCAAAAGCGCTGAGGGTATTCCAGGTCGCGCCGCTGTCGAGCGACTGGATCAGCGCGCCGCCGGCCCATCCGGATTTCTCCCCGCACATCGCCACGAGCACCCCGCTGACGGCTGTTTGACCTGGCAGATAGGGCACATCGAGGATCTCGTAGACCGACGCGCCGACGGCGGTAATCGTCCCAGGCGGAATCACCAAACTCGCCGCGCCGATGGCGGCCGGGCTGTAGATTGCCGGGGCGTGCATCCTGGCCTTGCACTCCAGCCGGCTGTCGCTGGTGTATTCGATGGCTTCGAGTCTGACGCTGATCGTGCCCTCTGGGGTGGGAAGATTGACGATATCCGTGGGCTCGATGGCGCCATAGGTGGATGGCAGGGCGAAGGCGATCGCGACGCGGTCGAGCCACGCCTGGTAAAGCAGAGTCTCTGCGGTACCTGCGGCTTCGCTCGCAGTCAATGCGATCGGATATTCCAAGACTTGATTGCTGATCGCGACTGTATTCAGTCGTTCGGCGAATTGCTCGCCGGTCTCATACTCCCGGTCGACGTCCAAGTGCCTGACGGTCAAGCGGCGCGGAATCGAAGCGTCCGTCTCGCGCGTCATGGTGATCTGCACGGTCGGCTTCTCCTTGAGGCCAGACGCGCCAAGATCTGTCGCGGTGACGGTGGCGACAGCGCTGCCGGTCCGCGGCTTCGCCTTGATGACGTAGCCGGCCTGTACCAGATCAAACGGCCAGCAGGCGCGGAGGGGCTCAATACACGAGCGGATGCTGCCGATACTGCCGATGCGATAACCCCGCACCAGTGACGATAATGCGCCGACATTAATGTCTCCGGAATCCAGTTCACTAATCTGCAGTAGCTCGCTCGAGACGATTTCGTGCAGTGGCACACTCTGTGGTGCGACGAATTGCTCGTTTATCCGAAAACCCAGGTCCTGGTTTTCCCCATCTGGACCACCACACATAAAGACCACGAATCCATTTGCTGCCGTCGGGGAATGGTTTACCCCTTGATTCGGCCCGTTGTGTTGAATCCAATTCGTCACGCCATCTGCGGAGTAATACAGCGAGCCGTTCCCACCGGCTGTGCCCAGCCAAACGACTTCGCCATCCGACGCCATGTCGGCATTGTGCGGGACTGCAGAGACATTCCAGCTGAGGCCGTCATCAGACCAGACCATGCTCGGCGTGCCCAAAAACAGCAGCCTGCCCTTGTGGACAATCGCCCGAAGGTAATTGCTGTAGCCAACACCGAGATCTGCGACCAGCGTCCACGTGCCGCTGTTGGCTGTCGGCGACGAATAGATCTTGAGACCGCCGTAGCTGGTCGAGACGAAATATTTTCCCAGCCCGGAATGCCAGACCGCATTCGTGCGCACCTCTATCGGGTAGTACGGCAGGTCCTGGGGTGTCCAGCTGATCCCATTTGTGGATTTTCTGAAGGGTGCGTACGCTTGTGCGCCCTGCGGGAAGAGCACCCACTCATTGTTGCCCCACAGCAGGAAGTGATGTTGATACGGGGCTTCGAGGGGGTGAATAGCCCAGGTATTCCCGTGATTTGTGGACCGCAAAATATAATTCGCCAGACCGTCGTCGCCGGTGATCAGCAGGGTACCAGCGGCATCCGAAGCGATGTCTGCCCAGGTCGGCGTCAGCCCATTTTCTGTGGGCAGACTTACCTCAGCCCACGTCAGCCCATCCGTTGAGATGGCGACCTTGTGAGCGTTACGACCGACGGTGCACCATACGCTGCCATCCCACGCAGGGGGCTGCCAAACCCGTTGCGCTGGCATCTGGAATGGCTGGTACACGTAGGCGTAAATCGCCGCTTTCTGCATCAGCTCGACCTTGACCTGCGCGCCGACCAGCGAATTCTGATAGGTCCCCAATGGAAGATCGTAGAAAACGATGTAAGCCAGGCCTCGCCAGGCGGGGGTGTTATTGGCGCCGAGCGCGGCTTGTATTCTGGGATCGGCGTTTTGGATGTCACTGCCGGGATAGAATGCGAATCCTGCCGCCGCGGCATTGCTGGCGACGATCGTGTCGGAATCCGACGATCCTGCGTCATACCATAGATCCGGGCCGATCCAGATACGTCGTACACCGACCATGGGACCACTGACGGAGCAATCCGCCAGGCCGACGGCAAACGTCGCGGAATAGCTGTAGGTGCGGTTCGTGGTCTTGCTGCCGCCGCCCTTGCCGCCTGATTTCTTCTTGCTGACGGTCTCCTTCAGCTGGTTGTTTTCGAGCCAGATGATGTTACCCGTCACAGCAACGGTGCCGTAGACTCGGGGAATGGTTGACCCGTAGGTGCTGGTCTGGGTGGTCAGATCGCCGAGACGAGGCCCTTCGACCACCGGCCCTTTGGGTGGGTCGAGCAGACCGCCCAGGGTCATGCCGATCTGCGCGCCGGTCCATGCCATGCGAAGGCCAGCGGCAGGGCCGACGAGACCGCCGATTATACCGCCGATCAGGCCACCGGCAATTTGCCCGGCGCTACTCACTTTCAGCCCCGTTGACGAACGCGTAAACCGCCACGATGCGGCCGCGCCAAGGCAGGGTCAAATCGTGCTCGCAGCACTTGCCTGCGCCCTCCCAGGCGTGAATCATCGTGCCATGCGCGAGAATGGCGAGATGCTGCGGCTCGCCGGTGAAGCGCATCAGCAGCAGATCGCCGGGCAGGCGATCGCTGGCGCTGGCGCGCTGGCGCAGGAAGGGCTGCTGATCGAGCTGCCGCTGCAGTTGGCCATCGACCGGGAGGCGCCCGTAGTGGCCGGAATCTTGCGGTACCAGCCCGAGACGCCGCGCCACATGCACGGCCACCCCGGCACAATCCAGGCCGACCCCGGGGAGCCTGCCCTGGTGGCGAAACGGCGTACCGAGGCACTCGCGCGCTGCGGCGATGATCTCGTCCGGGGACATCTCAGCCTCCCCGTCCTGGCGTGGCGTACTGGCGGCCGCTGGGGATGTACGGGAAGCCGCCAAAGTTCAGGATGTTCGAGAATGCCGCGCCGTTCCAGCGGTTTTGACAGTCGGTGATGCGCCCCCGGCAGCCTCGCGTCATGGTGTACGTGTCACCGATCGCTGGCAGGTAGTAGAACGCCTCGTGCACCGTGATCGTGCCGTCAGCCGCGTGCGCCTTGATTTCCTGCTTTTTCAGACCGGCATTCAGGCCGCTCGTGAAACCGATGGTACCGGCGCCGAAGGTGTCGGCCGCTTCGCCGCGGGCCGAATCGCGAAAGACGAAGCCGCTTGTGACGCTGGTGAGCGTGCCGGTGACGGTGTTCGGCGCGGCTGGGACCATGCAGCCGGCGTAGCCCTGGCCGAGAAAGGTCTTCGGGCAGCGGGCGCCATAGGTGGCGCCGACAGACTGGTTGACGACGTCGATGAGGGAGACGCCTTCAATGGTGTAGCGATCGTCGCGCACCGTCGTCTTGCCGAGGATGCCGGCGCTGATCGGCTCTTGGTCTTCGACCGGGTTTGCCCAGGAGGTGGCAAAAACAAAGACGCGCCCGCCGTCGTAAGTGCCGCTGCCGATCGCGGCGCGGGTCACGCCGGCGAGGCCTGCAATGCCTTCGAGATCGATGCTGCCGGCGCTGAAGTCGCTGGTCGCGCTGTAGCCCGTGAACTCATAGCCGGAGGTACTCAGGTAGGCATTGCCGCCGCTCATGACGAGGTCGCGCGGGTGATCGGTCAGGCGAATCGTCGCGCCGCCGTTGAGCGGGACGATGCGCAGGCAACGCGTGCGCGTCTGGGGATCGGCCAGGACGGATTTCACGGGTTGAGCAGTTCCACGAGCTCGACGTTCTTGATGTCGCGATGCGCCGGTGCAAACTGGTCGACGTCGATCACGCCGTCAAACCGCACCGGGATATCGAACTGGCAGCCGCCAGTGACCACGTCGGTGATCAGCGGCGCCGGGGCGATGGTCACGCGGCCGGTAGTGCTGTCGAGCGTGACGCCGGCGACGGTGAGCACGCCATTGACGGCAATCTTGAGGGTGCCGGCGACGGGCTTGTAGATCACCCGCTCCGGCCAGCCGATGGTCAGGCCGGCCTTGTCCATGCCGTAGACCTTGCGCAGCTGGTAGATGCCGGCCGAGAGGCGTGGCAGCACCTGATCGAGCATGGTCGGCGCGGATCGGCCATCGGCAGAGGTGCTGAAATCGTCGAGCGCCTTGACTCGGAAACCCGCGTACTTGCCCCGGCAACGGTGGTAGAGGTTCAGAATCTTGGCGCCGACACTGGCGATGTCCGAGCGCACGATCAGGCGGAAGCGGCGGACCGGATAGGGGTGTACAAGCTTGCGGTACTCGCCGCCGCCAGCCGTGCGGGTGATCTCGACGCTGTAGTCGTCGCTGTAGCTTGATCCGTACGCGATTGCGCCGGTGATGGACTCCTCGAGAAACTCAGCCATATTTCTGCGCTCCCTTGAGGGCGGCCAGCGCTTCGCGGGCGCCCTGGCTAGCGGCGCGGCGGATGGTGGCCGGGTCGCCGCTCGATCCGTTGACGTTGACGGTGATCATCGTGCTGCCGCCGCCTTGCGCGCGCACGCCGAGACGGCCGCTGCCGTCGCGGGTCAGCGGCATGATGGCCTCGGGGCCGGATTCGCCCATCAGGCCACGCGACGGAATGCCGCCGTTGGCGAAGCGAAACAGCGTCGGGCGATCGATGACGCCACCAGCGGCGAAGGCCTGGATCTGGCCGTGCGGGCCGAAGGCGCCACCCCTGGCAAAGGGGTCGATGAAGTCGGCGACCTTGGCATAGCCAGCCAGATCGAGGCCGCCACCGCCACCGCCACCGCCACCGCCACCGCCACCGAAAGTGCCCTTGATGCGAGAGAGGATCGAATTGAAGATGCCGCCAAATCCGCCACCTGACTCACCGCTGCCGCTGACCTCCCTGGACAGCATGGCCTTGATCTCGATCCTCGCCATGTCGGCAATCAGAGACTTGGCGAAATCCGCAAAGTTGGCCTTGCCGGTGGTGATGAAATCCATGAGGGCGTCTTCCATCTTGCCGAAGGCGCGGGTGAACGCTTCTTCCGTCTGGTCGGCGATCGAGCGGCCGGAGTTGGCGTAGGCGCGCACGGCGCGGTCGAAGCCGGTGGACATGAGGCCGTTGAGG